CATATTTTTTATCTTCAATAATCGCTTTTATAAGTGATTGTTGAAATGAAAAACCTAAGTACCCAAAATTCTTTTCTTCCATTTTTTTTATTTAATTAAATTACCTAATTCGTGTTCCAATTGAAAATTTACTTGGTTTTTGAAATCGTAATTTAAATATTTCGTTTTAACATTTTTTCTTGATAATATATCCGTTAGGGTATTTAATATTTTTGTTAGTTTAGGTCTAATATCAACGGCATATCTAACCTTTGGTGGGAAATGAAATGCCGGAAATATTCTTTCCATAAATATTGTTTCATTGTGTTTTATTTGTAATGAAAAGTAAGCTTTATTAATATCAACTGAATCTTCTACGTATTTATAACGCTCTAACATTTGACTATTATCATTTAGATAATTTAAAGTGTTATTTTTTAATTCAGATGATATTTCTTTACAAATTTTTTGGATATATTCATTAAGTTCTAATGAATTTTTTGCTTTTGGTTGATGGTTATTTACACTAAAAAACCTTTGACACACTATATTATTTTCAAGGGTTAATTTAAATTCAAACTTTGTTGCATTGTCATTGTTCATCTTCTATTGTTACTTTAATTGTTCTTTTATTTTTTTCTTTTCTTGTTAATCTTAAAAATGGATTTAAAAATTTTATCCACGCATCATCAGATTTTGGTAATACATTGAATAGACCATCTTGTATCATCATTTTCATTGTATTTTTATATGAACGTCCTTCCGGATCTAATTCTTCATATATTAAGTCTCGTATATGTTCTTTTGCTTCTTCTGTTAATATTGGTTTATCTAAATTTACAATTTGTTCATTAATATCAAAAAATTCTTGCCCAAATACCCCATGTTTTGTTACACCAGTTAATAAATTAGTAATTAATTTATTTTTCTTATCAGCTTCAAAAATATTATTACTTTTTTTGATTATATAATCAATTGTTAACAGTTGTGTTTTTACTTCAGGGAAATGTTTTACAAATGATTTTATACCCATATTTTTAATACCTGCAATATTATCAGAAGCATCGCCACATAACATTTTTATAATTTTAACATTTTCAATTAAAACCTCATTATATTGATACATAATAATATCATTTGGTTTATATAATTTATGATGTGATGGATTATATATTTGTGTGTTGTATGAAACCAATTGTGTTAGGTCACCATCAGATGAATATATTATTTTATTTTCATTTGAATTTTGACTATAATATGCTATATTATCATCTGATTCACAATACATATATTCACCTTGTCTTACATATAACTCCTCTAAATATTGTTTTAATCTATTTCTTTGGTAGTTATATGAACTTAATTCTTCTTCTGTTCTTAATTTGTTTTTTCTATTCGCTTTATATAAATCATAAATTTTTTTTCTTGATTGTGAACCTTCTTCACCATCCCAAAAAACAACAATTTTTTCTAAATTATAATATTCAAACGCTTTTCTAAGTGTGTTAAGAACATGATAAATACCACCTATATGTTGCCCTTTATAAAAAAAGTTTTTACATCCGTAGAAACCGATGGTTAATAAATTATCCCCATCTACCAATAAAGTTGCCATTTCTATTTATTTAAATTAATATTTTTCAATCTTCATCATCCACATCTGGTGAATCACTCAAAACATAATCACCTGATGTACCTAAAACAGTATTCCAATAATCAGAATATTCTTTTTTATACTTATCAATAGATTCTTTCGTATCTGCAATATATCCTTGTGGTACAGCAATTAATTTACCATCTTTATATGCAATACCATTAACATGGTTTTTCAAAATAGATACTTTTGTTCTAATTGCGAACGATACTTTTCTACCATCTTTTATTGCATCAATATGACTAATACCTGCTCTTGATTGCCCACCAAATAAAAATACAATAGATGCTGCAAGCCATATTGCTTCACCACCTTTTGCTTTAATCGTTGGTTGTCCAAATATATTCTCAGGTAAGGCTACCCAGGGCTGATTCGTTATTATTAACGTATTATAATACGGATAACTTTCTTTTTTTGATTTTGAAATTCTTGTATGAATACCCATACCAATTCTATCGGATAATACTCTTGCATTATGCATTGATCCACCTTTACCATCAAATGTCATTTGACATGGTATTGAACCTACTGAATCCCATAAAAATACTAATGAATGTGGTAAATTACCTTTTTCTTGTGCATCTAGTACATCATTAATAAAATCTGTTGCTTGTTCAATTGTATCAAATGAATCGTTGAATATAAAATCACCATCCCATTCACCATCTTCGTTTTTTGTTGCTTGTAATCCAAGCTGTACTGCATGTTCCCAACTCCATTTTTTTTCTGTTATAATAAACACAGGTAAATGTCCTTTTTTTTGTGCATCAACAGCGGTTAAAATTAATGTTGTTGTTTTACTTGTATTACTGTGTCCTAATAACATGTTTATACCACCCATAACAGGACCAGGTAATCCACATGCATTTAAAAATGCTTCTCCACAAAAATAAAATTCAGTTTCTTTATATTTTGTTTTTGTTGAAAATTGCTCTTTATAATTAAATTCTTTTTTCTTGATTGCCATTTAAATTGTTTTTTAATATACTCGGACATAAATTTAAAACAATGTCCGAGTATATGTTTAGTTTATTGATTATTAAAGTGTTATAAATTTACTTCAATGTCTTAGTTAACCAATTAAATTAAAATGGTAAATCTTCTTCAGGTTCATTGTTTGCCTGTTCGTCAGGAGCAACTACTGTTTCTGATTTAACTTTTGATGGTGAGGTTATTGTTTCTTCATTTGTAGTTGTTGAAACCCATTTACCAGTTACACCATCCCAACGTGGTTCATCGCCTCTTGCTACCATATCCAAATAATCTTCTGATTTTTTTGAATAAACATCAGACCATACAGTTGGTTCATTTACCCATTCTTCTGATGTTTTAGCATCAGTATGTAATGGTGATTTATCTTCATGTATCACTGATGTTACAGTAGTATATTCATTACCGTTACCGGCTTTACTTAGGTTTAATGATAAGATTATATCACGACCTTCATTAACATCCGTTATATCACCTTTTGTTTGGAAAATACTGAATATTTTATCATATATTCCTTCGCCTTTTGTGTTATGTTTAAATCTCCAAAATTTTGGCCCATCTGCTTCGTTATCTCTATCAATAACTTTTACAATATAAAATTTACGTGAACGATATTGATATGATAATAGTTTATCTGATTCAACACCTGTCATTTGTAATTCCTCATAAATTTCATGCAACGGAGAGCGTTTACCTTCTTGGGCAGGATCATATAACTTAACCCATTTTCCACCTACTTGTATTTCGTGGAATTTAACCACTACAAATGGTGATGTACCATCTACTGTGGGAATGATTCTTAATCTTTTTAATCCGCTTTTTACCCCTTTAGGTAAAACCGTAGTAAAATATTTTTTCATTCTATCCTCTTGGGATATTTTGTTGCTACTTGTAGCATTTTTCATTTGCTCATTCTGAGCCAAAATTGATTCGAAAACTGTCATATATGTATTTGTTTATTTTTAAATGTTTGTAAAATATAAGTAAAAAAAACCGGATAAAAAAATCCGGTTGTAAAGTTTTTTGTAATATAATGGTGTTAATGTGTTATTTTCATATTAATGTTTTAATTCTCAATATCTTAGTAAGATGGTGCTGTGCTGAAACTATTTTTTATATTATTTGGTGTGTAGTCGTTTATATCATTCTTTGTTAAAACATATTCATTTTTTCCTGATGCTCGCATCTCTTCTCTTTTCTGATTAAAAAATTCGTTCGGTTTTTGATTAAATGGATATGAGTCAAGTGACCTCATTTCTAATTTTTCTTGTGGTGTTTCAGGTTTCATATTTTCAACCTTTTGTCCTAAATCTTCTATTTTCATTAGTACTGAATCCATTTTTTGTAAATTAACTGCCAATGAATCTAATTTACTAAACACATCATTCATTTTGTTTAGAACGTCATCATTACCTACTTGACTGTTTTCAAAATCTCTTTTTAAACTTTTAGTCATGTTCACTAAATCAGTAATATCAATTTCTTCTGTTGTATCCATGTCCTCTTGTGGTATATCTTCTATTGGTGCGTCTTCTGCACCTATATCGTCTAAACCAGCAATATCTGCATCAACATTAGGATCTGGGGCTTCTGCTCCACCAATTGGTTCTGCCGGTAATTCTTCAGCAGGTGCTTCGGGTTCGGGTATTTCTTGTTCAATAATTAATGATTTACCATATCTATTAATTGCTCTATAACGATTTAATTCTTTTTCTAATGCTTCTTGTAATTTCATTTTAGTCATTAAGTAATTGTCTACCATCACTGGTTATGTATCTTTTATTTAATCTTTCCACAATCCCATCTTTTTGTTTAATTGTATAACATTCACCTGTAACAATATCACAATGTTCTTTTTCAGTACCATCGTCATTGGACTTTACTGTTTTTTTTGATGATAAAAAACTATCCATAACGCTATTTAAATTATTATTTTCCATATACTTTTTATAATAAATATCATTAAAATTGTATTTTTCTTAATCTAATGTAAAATAAATCACACCACCCTCATTTATATTTAATTTTTTTGCAATATATTGTGATATGGCAATTCCAACACCACTTATATTTGGACCAATATTTATTGGCCCTTTTATATTTGTTGATGTTACTGTTGGATTATCATTAATATTATTTTTATAAGGTGTTATTTCAATTTGATTTTTTGGGTTATTTGGATTAATAGGATTATAAAATGTTGTTTTTGCTGTTAATATTTTATCTTCGGAAGTCACATCTAAATAAAACCCTAATGAATAAAATGCATCTGTTTTAGTTCTATTTTTAATACTTTCCCATCTCATTTTATCAGGTTCATCAACAGAATTACTTTGGATCGTTATGGTTTTTGTTCTATTAATTACACTCATTATTTTATCATCATCAATTGGGTTGTTATTACCACCCATTATTGTTACAACAGCTTTAAAATATCTTTTACCATCTTTTTCAACTAAATGTATGTATTTCTCACCAAATTTACCATTATATCTAACACCATATTGATTTACACCGGCTTCATTTATTAACTTTTCACCATTTATTATATTTTCTTTTTTACCTATATCAATAGTATATGTTCCTGTTGATGTTTGTACCGATGTTTCATTTACTGTTGTTGACACTAATCTATTATCGGCTTCACGTTGTTTTGCAATTGCTTTATTGGTAATTGAATCAAACAACACTTTAAAACCTGCCATAAATGATTCTTTGGGGTCAGGTAATGAAGTATTAGATATTCTAACACCTGTAAAATTTGTTACAATATTATTATTTTTAATACTATGTGAAACACTTGTAATATAATATGTTCCTCTAAAAATTGGTACATTTTTAAGATAAAAATACATTGATGGTTGTATCATAACATTACCCATACATGTTACATTACATGTATATGACCTTGTTCGATATATATCAAATAAACCAATATCTATTTGGTATGTGGATGCTCCTGTTTCTGAACGGCTTAAATAATCTTCAGCCATAAATGATTCCGTAGTATTTTTTAATGACTCTTGATCTAACTGTACCGACTTAAATATACTTTGATGCGTATCACCTATACTAACCTCAAAAGCCACAACCCTATTTGATTTTGATAAATCTGTTTCACCAAAAACACCGGGTATTGTTACAATAAGCGGATTATTATTAATGTCGGAAATATTAAAACCATCATTTTTATATAAAAAATTATTTTTATTAATATCGGTTAAATCAGCAACATGCGAAACAGGTCCGGTATATTGTAATATAAATTTTGGCGTTGATTCTTGATAATCCACATCCAAGAACGTCCCAAATAATGTATTTGCAATATTATCTGATGTCATTGATTTATATGTTGTATTTGCACCATAAAAATTAACATATGCAGGTAAAGCCATCATATTAAAACCTGACCCTTGTGTTAAAATAGATATTACACTATATAAATTTATTTTTGAATTATTGGTATTTTCAAGTGCAATTAATTTATTTAATGATAAATAAGCTAAATCACCAATATCTTTATTTGCTTTATCCAAAAATAAAAATTCTTCAATTAATAATCGTTGGCCAATTGAATTACCTGAAATCCATCTATCATTAAATGATTTAAAATAATTATATAACTCTAATTTCATTGGGGATTCATTAAACCCCTCATATTTAGTTAATGTTTGTTCTTTTATGTTTGTTTTTAACGTTGGTAATTGCTGTGTTAATAAATCCAAATATAGGGTATATCTTTTATCGGCATCTAACATAATATTTTTAACATACGTTTGAAACACTTCTTTTGTTGGTATACCATATTTTTTAACATATCCTGCAAAAATATAAACCAATGAACGATAATTTAATATATTTTCTTCATTTAACTCAATATTATTTACCGAAAAGAAACTTAAATATTTTGTGTATATATCATTTTCATCGTCATCACCAATATATAATTTTAAATATTTTTTGTTTTGTGTTATTTGTGATATTGTAAATGATTTAGGATTTAACCCAACATGTTGTTTAATTAACCCACTCCAAACATATGTGTTTATTTCTTTTGGGTTACCAATTGTTAATTTTATAAGATTACTATTCGATAAAATATCAAATGTTATATTTTTTAGTTTTTTAGCTTGTGTTATTTTTAAATAATTAATAATATCATTAATATCTGATAATCCTTCTTTTTTATCGATAGTTACAATATCTTTTAATAAATCTTGAAACTTTGTGTATTTTATCTCATTAAATTTATCAATGTAATTTTCATTATCTATCTTTTCCGTTGCAAATTGAATAAAATATTGTTCAAATTTATTTAAAATATCAGGACTAAATGTTCCTATTAACGTAAAAACCTTTTTAAATTCTTCGTTAATTAGTAATTCATTATTAAATGTTGATCCGGTAATATTTGATATTAATTCCTCATTATATGTGTTAAACGTTTTACCACTATATACGGTATCAAAATTACTATCTTCCCAAACTATTCTAAAATTACCTTGTTCACTATTATTAAATTCAATATTATTTAAATAATCAAGATTATTATCACCATCGCTTGGTAATAAAAGGTAATAATCATTTGTTGTCTTATATTTAGAACAATCTAAAAATGTTGTGTATGTTTGTTGTTTATTTAATTTTCTTGACCTATTATTTATGTGTTTCGTTGTTACATATGAATTATAACTAGTTGCCCCTGATGTTATATCATATGTTCCATGATCGTTTATTATTTGGGTGTATATTGATTCATAAAATGGATGTATACCAACATTATTTTTTGTACTATAAATAATCGATGTTCCACTATTTGGTACAAATGTTGCCGTTGTGTTATTATCAAAGAATGTTTGACCCGGTAATGGTACAGTTAGATTAGATGTTAAAAATCCATTCAAAATATCAGTTCCTTCATTTAAAAATGTTTTATATCTATGATACATTGATCCCCACTTTAATATTAAATGATATGGTATATAATGTGTTGCACCAATTTCATTAAATAATGATGACATTTTTATACTATCTTTCGTGTTAGTATCAATTAAGTTATTATTTTCATCATATTTAGGTATATCATTAAATGATATGTCATCATGTAATGATTTAAATGGTAATGAATTTAATAACAAATAAGCAGAACCTACATATTTTCCATGTGATGCGGTTTTATTAAAATCCGTAAATAATTGTTTATGAAAATATGGTGTATTTAAAATATTATCACCATTATTAAATTTATTTATTTTTAATTTTTGTGTAAATAAATTTGTACGATAATTTTTATTAGTTTCTTTTACCCAACTATATGGTGATATAGGTGATGTGATTAAACCTTCTGTTGATTTTACCTCTAATATTTTATTAAAATTAACTTCCTCTTTTTTATCAACATATGTAAGATATTCAGGTGAACTAAATGGATATATATCTTTTCTATATGATTCTACTTTATATTTATTTAAATAATTTATTAAACTTGAGTATATACTATTATTTTCACTGTTTTTTGTTGCACCGCTATATTGTTCAATAAAAAACGTTTGTTCCGTAATATCTTTTATATATGGTACGGTAGGTAAAAATTCATTATAATATGGATTTCTTTCATATGGTGATGTTTCAGTTAATTTCTGAATTAAACCTTGTGTTGTTGAAATTTTATTTAAATAATTAGTTATTTCGTAATCTTCATCAATAGCTTTTTTTAATAAATCAAATTCATTTTTAACCATTTCTTTAATAGTATCATTATCATATGTTTCATATAACATACTATATCTTGCACGTTCTGCAATTTCATAAACTATTGATGAAACCGTTTTTGTTGTATATGGTGATGTTTCTGATAAATTAAATAATGTTGTTAATTTTAATTTATCCTTATTATCGTAATCATTTTCAAAAACATATGAAATATTACCAATTCCACCTTCTTTATTTGTTAAAGTATCTAAACGCTTAGTTGCTACTGCATGATAATTCTCAAGAAAATCAATTTCCGGCCATAAAATTTTATCATCGGTTCTTAGTTGTTTTTTTAAATCAACATCGCCAGGATATGCAAGTACTTTTTGTTTTGTACTTGCTACTTGTTTTTTTATTTCAGGCCAAGGATAAATAGCATCACCAACCGATTCATCTGAAAAATTTTTAATTATACCTTTTCTTTCATTACCTACATCAAAAGCTTTTCTGTGTGTATCTTGTAATAAACGAATATAAACATCAGCATTAGCCATTATTACACCAAAAATATTACGTATTGTTGGGTCAAAACCTAAACCTTTTTCTTTATCTCTAATTATTTTATTAATTTCATATTCAACTTTTGTTTCAACAATATTTTTTTGTTCCAAAAATGATGATTTAATACTTTTAATATCATTTAATAAATTTTCTATTGTTACTCCATATTGTGAATTAGTACTATTCTGTGTATAATACGCTTTTACATCTGTAATCTTATTATTAAACGCTAATTTTAAATCTTCAAATGATTTTGTTGATTTATTATCATATATTAATTTTTCAGTAAATAATTTATTCTTTCTTAATTGATTAAGGTTATTATTAATTAATAAATTTAATGATATCCCTGCGATTGCTGTAATAACATCTAACTTATCTTTATATTCTTTTTTAAGGTATTGATATGTATTTTTATCTTTTGTAAATGATTCACTACTTAAATATAATGTACCCCAAGCACTAACTCTTTTTTCAAAATCATTAATTGATTGTTCAAATTCTTTTAATCCTGAAAATATTCGCATATCAACTTTCTGATCGAAAATTTCCCTTTCTAATATTTTATCAATTGATTTTGCAATAGTTATAACCTCTAATAATGTTCTTACAGGAAAATCTTTTGGTAAATACCCTTTCTCTTTGTATTCATTGTACACCGATTGTAACATGATAAACCCCTTTGATGATCTTGATATTGTTTTTTCAATATTACCTGTCAAATTATTAAATTTACCTGTGTTTTCTTGTTCGGTTAAAAACATATATGGTGCGTGTAAAATACCACTAAGTGGTATCTCATTTAAAAACGCAAATGTTGTTCCAATAAATGTTGTTGTTATTTCAAAATTACCATTACTTTCATTGAACTTAGATGTGAATTTAGTTAAATGTATTCTATATCTAATGGCCTTACCATAATAACCTTTTATTGTTAAATAAAATATTGGCCAAGGCATATGAAAAAATGTTTTATATGGTGAATTTTCCGGCGATTCAAATAATGTTTTTCCTCTAACATCAATAAAATTAATGGTAATACGTGGAACACCACCACCTTT